GACAAGGTATACATCTGGGATGTTGCTGTTTACCCAGTTGGTTCCGTCATACATCAATCCTTGGAATTGAAGTGGAGATGTAACAACAACATCGCTTAGACCATCAAGGTTTGTGGCACCTACTGTGGAGGCGGCAACATTTACCCATGCCGTTCCATTCCATTGAAGCACATCATTCGTGGTAGGAGAAGGGACAGTGACATTAGAGAGATTGTCTAGCGTTGCATCAAGGGAAACGGTTGCTGTTGAACCTTCTGAAGGTGTATGGCTAACAGAGATACCTGTACCAGAGGAAACACCAGAAACATAGTTGCCTGTTGTATCTGTCCCAAGCGCAATATTTCCATTGGTTGCGATTACCGAATATGCTGAACCGTCAGTGGTTGTTTCCCATTTGTCGGTTGTTTCGTTCCAGCGAAGAGCAACATTTGTTGATGTGCCGCGTTCAACTTCTATGCCAGCGTTCTCTGTTGGGGAACTGGTGACATTGTTGTTGAGAACAATAATGTTGTCATCAACGGTCAAGGTTTCAGTGTTTATTGATGTTGTTGAGCCTGAAACAGTTAAATTACCTGTAACAACGAGATTGTCGTCAACTGTGACTGTTCCTCCAGCGGAATCAATCGTCAAATCACCTGATGTTGTGTCAATTTCGTTGGCGGCTGTGACGCCAATTTTGATTGCGTCAGCGGTTACACCAGCAAAAGTGACATTGTCGGTTGTGCCTACAGCCTGACCGATAGAAAGTGTGTGTGTTGTGCCTTCGCCAGTGGTGGCGGCTGTTGACGCAACACCTGTCCCACCAGTGATGGTGGCTACATAGTTCCCAGTGGTTTTTGTTCCTAATGCAACTGTGTTGTCGGGAAGGGTTACTGTTCCTGTGAATGTTGGTGATGCGAGAGGTGCTTTGGTATCAATTTGTGTTTGAATAGCCGAAGTGACACCATCCAAGTAACCGATTTCTGTATCAGTTATGTTTGTTACTCTTGCTTGAATAACTGTCGTATCAACAGTGACTGTTGGGGACGCACCTTCGCCCGAGTTGTTGGCTAAAGTAATTCCTGTGCCTGCGGTAAGGGTCGCAACATAGTTTCCTGTTGTGTCAGTTCCAAGAGCAAGGGTTGTTGGTTCCCACTCTGCTGTCGCATTATTGAAACGCAAAACCTGACCGTCAGAAGGAACAGTGTCGGAAACATCTGTAAGTTCTGCTAAATCTTGTACACCCGCCGAGTTGTCTGTTACTTGTACCCAAGCACCACCCGAGTAGACAAACAGTTCAAGAACTGTAGTGTCCCACCATAAATCCCCACTAGATGGCGAAGATGGTGCAGTACTGGAGGAAGTTATAATGGAACCTGTGTCGGTGCTGTTCACCCAACTTGTTCCGCTCCACTTCAACACTTGACCTGTGGCAACGCTCGTGATGTTTACGTCAGTAATGTCGTCAATGGAACTGATTGTTGTCCCTGCGTTATCTGCCGCATTAACCCACTCAGTGCCATTCCATTTAATTATTTGACCGTTGCTGACAGCCGTGATATTTACATCACCAACATCATTAAGCGTGGTCAGTTGAAGCGCAGCGGTAGAAGACAGCCATTTGGAGCCGTTCCAACGCCAAGTTTTACCAGACGCCGAAAACTCCTGTCCAGAGGTGGGAGAGTTGGGGAAATCTAATGCCATGGTACCTGTCTTGAAATAGTGACTCTGAACTGTCAGTCACCTATTATCTCACAGAGCAACGGCGACGAATTGCATTCAGTTTGGAGTCTTATTTTACTTCAAGTTGAGGGTGTTGGGGGTTAGGCGAAAATCTATAGACATTTTCACCTAATTTGTTGATATGGAGCGAGACGTATTTATGGTGGTGAAATTATTTATGGTGGTGAAATTATCCCACATTAAAAACCCTTCTGATGAAAGGGTCATATACCTGCTATCGGGTTAAAGCAGAGATTTCCTCTGATGTCAGCCCTAAAGCGGTCAGTTTCGCTTCTGCGGATGCTTTTGCCTCGGCTTTGGCTTCTTCTGCGGCTAAACGTTCGGCTTCTGCTTCAGCATATGCGGAGGCATCTGCCTCACGCTGTGCGATTTCTCCTGCTGTGAGTTCTACCTCGGTTTGTTCGCCTGTTTCGCAGTTGATGATAAGTTTTGTTGGCATAATGTGACCTCCTAAGTCTAACTGTTTTTGATTCCGTAAAGAGACGCTGTTGAATACTGTACAAAGTTGCCGTTCTGATTTTGTATTGTCAGGGTTGTTATGGCAGATGTGCTATTCCACCATCCGCCCATAAACCCAATATAGTTTCCAACAGCATTTGTTTCTAGTACAGAGTCAGAAGACAATGACTTTGGGTAACTGGTAGATGAATAATTTCCTATATATATTTCGCTAGAGGCAAATATGCCAGCAGTATAGGTTGATGGTTGGGAAAGCGCTTGATAATAGTAGAGAGCGCTTTGCCTTGGGGCGCCAGAGTTGTTTGAATCTAAATATCTTGAACCAGTTATAACAACACCGCCGCCATTAAAACTAATTGACTGAACATCAATATTGACACCAGCAGCCCGTGAGGAAATAACAAGTTTTAAATCAGTATAAATTTGTGGGATAGAAGTAAATTCTATGGTTGACGCACCAGCACCGCCAACGGTTACTGTTTGAATAAGTTTATATGTTGCTGGCATTATTCAGCCCTGATTCCATAGAGCGAAAAAGTTGCACCGATATCAAATTGTGGCGTTATGTCAATACTGTAGATTGTCACACTTGTTATTGCTGCGGTTGATCGCCATAAACCAACATATGCTCCAACTGATTCATAAGCGGTGCCATAAAAATCTTGTCTAGATATTTGTGTTTTGTTCGTTGTTGTATTTTTATAGTTTGAAATATTTATCCTAAATGCGCCTCTGTTTCCGTACATTCCACCAAGCCACATTCCTGTGTCGCTAGACCTGCGACCAGAGTAGGCACCACCAGCACCACTTGCCCCCATGTATGTGCAAGAATAATTTGCGCCAGTATCTCCGTTGTAGCGAACTGCAACAACAGATGATCCATTAGCAGAATCACGGATATTTCCTGCAACCAAAACTAGATCAGTGTATGTTTGTGGGATACTAGAGAATGTCACCGTATTAGTTACACCAGATAACACGGTTGTGGCAATCGGTTCGTATGTGTCAGCCATGACTACCCTTTAATCCCGTATAAAGCAAAAGACGAATACTGCACAAAATCAGCACCATAATACGATGTTATTGTTATCGTGCTGATAGCAGAATTTGAGCGCCAGTTCCCTGAATTAAGAATCAACGAACCACCACCATTGCGGTCATTGCCAGTTAAAGCACGCAAAGTTTTAAACTTATTTGTGTCTTTATAATCCAGTAAATCTACAATTCCAACTCCAAATTGTCCTGCTGTTGCAGAAGAAGCAGTGCAACCGTCAGTGAGAATCCTTGTTTCGTTAGCAACCCCACCAGATCCAAGTGTCCCATCACCATACATGTAGTGTCGTGAGTAGTTCGCACCAGAATCAGAGTTAAAACGAATTTGAACGATATCTTCCGTTGATACCCGATTTGTTCTGACCATGTATCGCAATTGCAAATGGCTGAAGTTGTTTGGGATAGAACTAAAAGTGACGGTAGTTTGTCCACCTGCGCCAACGGTTGTAGTCGCAATAGATTGAAACGAACCGAAAGTTGTTACACCCAATCCAGCACCAAGCCAAGAACCTATCCCTGTTCCCACCCTGCTACGAAGACCAAATGCAGTCATAAAATTATGCTGTTATCCGATTGACATACCCAAAGATTGAGATTTGGCTTCCAGTTGCCGCGAACGCACGAACCACTTTGGGTGTTGCGTTACCTTGAATTAAAAGACCTGCGACTACGAGAACCAAACCACTTTGTGCTGTCAAAGTTTGTTTAATCACGTCTTTAGGTGCAGTCACACCACCATACTCAATAGTTAAAAGGATAGAAGAAGAATCGTTGTTGTATGCGTACAACCAAACTTCATCAACCGTTGTAGCGGTGGATGACGCGGTGTGTATTGCTGTGCCTGCTGTGGCAGTAGCCGTCACCAAAATACCAAGACCGTCGCCCGTAGTACCTGCTGGTTGTAGCGCTAATTTACTTAAAGTTGCCATGTGTTATCTCCTCTTAAGACCATATTTGTGTTGCTAAAAATACTTGGTCGTCAAATGCATCAAAACCGCTACCCGTGGAAGCGGCAGTCAATCTTCCTTGTGCATCAACGGTAATATTCGCTGTTGTGTAAGTTCCTGCCGTTACGGCAGTATTGGCAAGTTTTGACGCAGTCACATTGGCGTCAAGAATTTTTGCTGTGGTTACAGCATCAGAGGCAAGTTTCGCAGCAGTTACGTTGGCATTCAAAATCTTGGCTGTAGTGACTGAGTCGGAGGCTAGTTTGTCGGCAGTTACAGCGCCTGTAGCAATGGATGCGTCACCCAAAGAAACAACCCATGCTGTGCCGTTGTACATCCATGTAGTTGTACCAACAGTGAATTGGTCGTTGTTAGATGGGGAGTTAGGGAAATCTATAGCCATTTAACTATTATCCCATTCTTCGGCGGTGTTGCCTTCAGCAACCCACGCTAGATATTGCTGGTAATCGGAGTTAGCAAGCGATAAAGGGATTGACACTTCTCGTTCCCTATCAAACACACCAACAATTTCTTGTGTTGCTGGAGATTTTACAATAATATACTTTTTCATTATAATTCCGCCGAGGCTTCAATGTTTGCCCAATATGAATAATTGCTTGGGTCAGCGTTAAACGATGCCGTAGTAGACAACCCGCTATTTGTATATTTTACAAGTATGCCAATGCCATATACGCTCAAACCTTCTCCCGAAGCAATAACATAACTTTCCTGCCCGCCACCATAGGCATCAACAAAACCAACACCATTTCCGTTATAAAGCCCAACAGTTGGTTCAGTCCTCATAGGTACAGGGAAAGCACAGTGACCAGTAGCAATCATTTGATAAGCATTTAATCTTCTGAAATGAGCATGTCTTGAGTTAGCATCTGTAGTTAACCCAGTGGCGCTTCGCCAATAATATCGCTGACATTTTGCAAGCGTTGTCCCAATGTCTTCAAACTCAAATGGTGTAGCAACAGCACCTTCTTCCAACTGAACACCAGTAATCTCAAAATAGTCATTAGCACCAGCAGTACCAGTGGGTAAAAAAACAGTGCGTAAAAATAACTGGGTATAAGTTGTGGCTACTGTTGCGGTTGCTGTAAATCTTTGCCAAGTTCCTGTTAATGTTGCGCCACTGCTAACGAGTACCGTTACACCTGTTGCCGTACCTACATTTTGGTCTGTACCTGTGCCACCTATTAATTGCACAACTAACTGTGACGAAGTTGCTGAGTAATTCGTTCCTTTTCTTGCGTAAAAACTAACCGCAACTGTCTTACCAATAAAAGGATATGAATTTAGTGTTTCAATTGATTGGTCAAAATAAATACCTGACGTGCCTGTTTGACCTGAGTTTCTTTGTACTCTGGCGCAATATGGAATAAATGGCAGATTAGTTGTGTCACCTGTTGCTTGCCGAGATACTACACAGGCACTATTGGCTGTAGTTGTTAAAGCCCATCGGTCTGCCGCGTATGAATTATTTTGCGACGCAGCCACCGACACACTTGTTGAACGCTGCCAAATGTTGAAATCGCCGTTAATAATTTTGTTACGGTTAGATGTGACAGCAGTAGTTGCTGTCAGTTTGGAATCCAATTGTGTCTGAATCGCTGATGTCACACCATCCACATATCCAATTTCCGTACTTGAAACGGTTCCGATAGAAGTCGTAGAAGGAAGAACCACTGTTCCTGTAAAAGTAGGTCCTGCTATGTTTGCTGGTGTGTAACCAATATTCGTAATAGCGGCTCCTGAAGCAAGTTTTGCGGCTGTGACATTGGCGTCAAGAATCTTTGCAGTTGTTACAGCATCGGAGGCAATCTTTGCCGCAGTCACATTGGCATCTAAAATCTTTGCAGTTGTTACAGCATCAGAAGCAAGTTTTGCCGCAGTCACATTGGCATCTAAAATCTTTGCAGTTGTTACTTCACCTGTAGAAATAGTATAAGAGTTAGCGGTAATGAGTGTCCAAACGGTGCCGTTAAATATCCACTTCTTTCCACCTGACGTGAAAGAATCATTTGTGGCTGGGGAGTCCGGAAAGTTGATAGGCATTATGCGATAACCAAACTGCCAGAGGCTGTGAATGTTCTAACAGTGTATGTTCCAGAAATTGTTGCTGTACCACCAGTAATCGTGAAGCCAGATGATGAACTAGTTAAGTAACGAACAATCACAATACCTGAGCCACCAGTACCACCATTATTTCCAGTACCAGCAGCACCTGCGCCACCACCGCCACCAGTATTGGCTCCACCGGCACCGCCAGAAGCGCCACCTACTCCACTGTTTCTTGCAGAACCACCACCCACTCCTGAAGCAGGACCAGCACCACCTCCACCACCACCAAGACCACCTGCTCCACCAGTTGCACCATCATGCGCACCTGCTCCACCACCGCCAGAATAGTAATAAGTAGTACCGTCTATTGAAGACTGTATTCCATTTCCACCCCTACCTGAAACGGTTGCCGATGAGTTGGCGGGAAGTACACCAACTTCACCCGCACCACCACCACCACCCGCAGGGTGGGTTCCTGTGTTCACCCAAGTGACTGGACCTCCGCCAGCACTACCTTGTGCCGCTGTTCCAGCGCCAGCAACACCAGTAGCGCCGTTTAATATCCAAGAACCGCCACCACCTGAACCACCAGATGCAGCATTTATTCCTCCTGCTCCAACACCTAATCCACTGCCCTGTCCACCACCTATTGATGTTATTGTTCCAAAAACACTGTTAGCACCATTTGTTTGTGGACCTCCACCAGCGCCTACGGTAACTGTGTAAGTACCAGCGCTCAAAATCAATGCTGATTCAGAAGAACTATTTGCGCCAGAGGTTGCACCCACAACATTCGTTCTAAATCCACCCGCACCTCCACCAGCGCCAGCCCAACCTCCACCAGCACCACCTCCTGCAACAACAAGGTATTCAACACTTAAAGTGTTTGAATGGGATGTTCCATTACTCCAACCATTTGATAAATACACCTTCATAACATTGGTATCAGTCTCAAAGATGGTTTGACCTGTAAAAGGTGACCCTGGTCGTGTAGAACTTGTACAAATGGTTATTCCGCTTAAAGTTGAAGCAAGTTTCGCTTGCGTAACAGCATTAGCGGCAATGTCTGCTTCTACTACCGCTCCTGCTGCGATTTTTGCACTGGTAACTGCTCCGTCAGCAATGTCTGCTTCTGCGACTGCTCCAGCAGCAATCTTCGCGGTGGTTATTGAACTATCGGCAAGTTCGGTTGTGCCAATGGAACCAGCCGCCGCAACTGTTCCAGTGATTTCCCAAATTGTCCCCGACCATGACCAAGTACGCGCACCTACCGTGTAGGTATCACCAACGCTTGGAGAGGCAGGAAATTCAAGGGACATCTATTATTCCGACGGAATAACGAATTCCACCCACTCTTGCTCTTCTTCGTCCCACGAGTACATTCCTTCCGCTGGGCGAGCAACTGGTGCTTCCCACTCAGTGGTGTCTTCGTTAAGAGTCCAAGAAGGGAAAGGCTTAGGGGCGATGTATGCGTCCAAAGCAGAGTTGTAGGTGTAGCCGATACCTGCATAGCGGGCACGCATGTTGCCGTTGTACGAGGTCTGCTTCCACGTTCCACCCAACAGATTACGACAGAATTCAGCGCCTACAGCCTCTGATTCGTTGCCTTCTGCGTCTTTGCAATCATCGTTAGATACCACGATGACTCGCAATACGATGTTGTCTTCACCGATTTCTGCAAAATGTGCCATATTTTTCTGCTCCTGTTGTTATGTATATTTTACACTGTTTTGTGTTGTTGATTTTTGTTGAATGCCTAAAAGGTTATGCTTCCCGAGGCGTTGAAAGTATATATTCTGTAGCCACCTGTTCTTGTTATCGTTGGTGAGCCTGTGGTTGAAGATGCCGCTGCAAATGCATCTTGGTAGCGAATAATTACAACACCTGAACCACCATTTCCTCCAGCACCTCCTGATGGACCGCCACCGCCACCAGCACCACCTCCTCCAGTATTGGCTGTTCCAGAACCACCGCCGCCGTTTTGCACAGCAGTTCCTCCGCCACCATCACCACCTGCCCCCGCAGGGGCGTTTTCGTTACCTCCACCACCACCGCCTGCACGAGTGACAGATGTTCCAGTAATAGATGATGCAAGACCAGCACCACCTGCCCCTCCATGTCCTGATGTTCCTACACCACTAGCGCCACCACCACCTGCTCCACCGTAAGGAGAACCACTTCCTCCTGTTCCTCCGTCCCTTCCTTGTAATGCCGTTCCTGCTCCACCTGCTCCCGACCCGTAACCTCCACCTCCGCCAGAACCGCCACTTGTTCCTGGTCTAGGTCCGTTGTCACCATTGCCCCCCTTGCCACCACCCGAAGAGGTAATACTGGCAAAAGTTGAGTTTGAACCACTAGTTTGAGCACCACCACCACCACCAACAGTAATTGTGTATGTACCTGGGGTAACTACCTGTACTGCTTCAGCAGATGAGTTTGCTCCACTAGATTGCCCAAAAACAGAACTCCTGTAGCCTCCAGCACCTCCACCGCCTGCCGAGCCAGAATATGAACCGATAGTTCCACCACCGCCTCCACCCGCAATAACAAGGTACTCAACTGCTGATGGAGGAGACTCTAATATGCGTTGTTGAAGAGCAGTAAGACTTAGCATACCACTTTCAGTAGTCCGCTTTGGTCCAATAGAACCACCAGGTCCTCTAGCCATTAACTAATCTCCTCATAACTACATACTGCTTCAAGGTCAGAGTTA